TGAAGGCGGTCATGTTTGTTTGCGGTTCTTGAGATAGCGTGTGTACGCAACAACTCGTGGATGTAGGTGAAGGGCAGGGGAAGTTACCCCCCAGAACCAGTTGTAGACGGTGGCCCGACTTACACCTAGCTCCTGTGCCACTTCACTAACAGCCACACCGTGCTTAATACACAGACGACCCAAGGCTACGCCCAGAGACTTGGCGCTAGCTTTTTTATTAGCCTCCACCAAACTCTGGCTGTAACCATAGCTCATAGTTACTCCTCGTCGCCCCACGCCTTGAGTACTGCATCAAGGTCGCGTTTAACAGGGGTAGCCACCTCCGTCTTCTTGCTCTCGCGCTTGACTGGCTCAGCGACTTCTTCGGCTTCCACCTTAACTGGGGCTGCGGCTTGCGCCAACCTTGGTGCCTTGCTAGTCTGGGCTTGGTAAGGAGTCATAGTGACCATCTTGTGCACCGCAGGTGTGTTGCCTACCTTAGTAATCACGTCGTAGTGGTTACGTTTGATATGCTCCACGGGGGTGAAAAGCACCGATGCGTTATCGTTGTCTTCGTTGAAGCTCATACGCGTGATGTACCAATCAAGGCTCTTGCCGTTGTTGCCCAGATACTTGACGTAGTTCTCAAACGTATGGGTGTTCTCGGCAGGGCTCTCACCGAACAGAGACTTAGAAGCCAAGTTCATTTGGTACACCTCGCCTTCCAACGCGGTGCCGAAATCATCCTCAAGCAGAATAGCAATTCGGCGTGAGTAGCGGCAAGATTTGGAATTGCCTTGACCTGAACCTTTGATGTTCTGACTACAGGTGTCGCAACGTGCCGACTGGGGATTCTCAGCACCAGCGTCTGGAGCTTGGCCATCATTGGAGAAGCAATCAGGAGGGGTAGGGTCAGCGTCAGGAGTCCACTGCTTAGCATAAAAAATACGGCCCACCTTGGGCGATGAATTCACGATGACTATGTTGAGGTCGCCCTTAACTTTACCCATCTCCTTACCGCCAATCTCCTTGCGGAAGATTCCGTTTTTGGGCACGATGCGTCTTGTGCCTGTGTTGCCCATGAGGGACTTTGTGAGTTCGCTGACTCCGCCAGTTTGGAGGAAGTCGGGCAGTGCTTGGTCAATAACAGTAATGTTGCTCATTTGGTTTTTCCTGCTAAAAATTCATAAATTTGTTGTGCGCCGTTCAGTATGTTTTCCAGATTGTCTACATACACATCACCATCCGCATCGGATAACGCTACTGAGTTTTCCGATATGCGAAGGATGAAGCTCAACGCTTGCGCTTTTAGTTCCGGTTCTGTCATTTCATCTATCCTTTAGAACGTCTAACTACCACGGTGTACTCATTTTCGACATTCAAGCCCATAGGCAGAAGGTCTGGATTCTCAGCAAGAAAGTCTTTCATGTTTGTCTGATGAAGTCGTTTCTCTAACAGGCCAAATGCACCTTGCTCTCCAATAAAGGTGTACATCGAATCCCAATCGTTCGTCCAGTACCGTGACTTGACTGAGCGAATGATCGTGCCATGTGGGGTGCGTATGCTACTTGCATTTAAGTCCTTACAAGCGTCTAGCATCTCGGCTTCTAAAAGCCCTAGCTGGTCTTTCAGCACAGTGTCTCGTGCGTCAAATTCAGCTTTTACTCCTGCGCGTGCATCACGAATCTTGATGTAGATTTCCGTGAGCTTGTCTAAATTTGGGGAAGAGTTCCCCTCTGCGACTGGTTCGTCCATCTAATACTCCTAACGGTTAATGAAGGTGTGGAGCCAAGGTCCACAGAAGAACTATAACACAAGATTAGACATTGTCAAATGTTTTCAGAAAAAATTTCTTGCTTGTACAGGTCAATAATTTTTTGATGGTTGCCTACGTTGTTCCGCAGTAGGGAGTAGACCTTGGACTCAACTTGGCTACCGGAGATGTGCACGATAGTCATGTTGTTCTTCTGGCCGGGTCGGTCAATGCGGGCGTTGGCTTGCAAGTAGGTCTCCACACTTGTGCATGGAGCGTACCAGATGATGGTATCGGCTGCAGTCAGGGTTAACCCGTGAGATGCTGCTTGCGGTTGAATGATGAGGACCTTTACGGTGTTAGTCTCTTGAAAGTCTTTGACAATATCAGAGCGTTTGTTGACCGACACTGAGCCGTTGATGACCGCGCAAGTAATGCCTTGGCCAGTCAGATGTTTCTCTAGTACCTCGATGGTATGAGTGAATGGAACAAACACGAGGACTTTGTGGCTGGACTCGTCAATGACTTCCTGCACTACGTTTAGCCGACTGCTTACGTCAAACTCAATCACTTCACCGGCATCTGTGTACACAGCGCCGCAAGCAATTTGCAGTAGCTTGTTGATCTTCACCGCAGCGTTGACCGCTGACACTTCTTCGCCCGCAGCCTCAATGAGCATCTGCGACTTCAGTATTTTGTAGTACTTGTTTTGCTGGGGGGTAAGAGGTGCGTCACGGTCTACGAACGTAACCGGAGGGAGGTCAAGACACTGGGCTTTCTCAAACCTGATTGCGGGCTGGAGTATGCGGTGCACGGTTACTTGAGCATCGGGCTTTGGGAGCCAGCGGTACATGCTCACCTTGGTCATCACGGTATCTTTGAACTGGCCAAAAAACGGAGACACGGCGGTTGGGTTTACTAGCTTTGCCAATCCGTAAGCATCTGCAGGAGACTGTGCCGCAGGCGTACCCGTGAGCATCCACAAACCCTTGATGGACTTGCATAGCGTACGCATGGTTTTCCAGCGTGTGGTCTGTGCGTTCTTGTACGCCGATGCCTCGTCCACCACAATGAGGTCAAAGCCGCCATCGAGTATTTCGTTCTTGACAATCTCTACGCCATCGAAGTTGATGACGACAAACTCGGCACCGCCTCTAATGATCTCTTTACGTTTGGCTGCGCTACCGTACGCAATGGATACCGTGCGATGGATAGCAAACTTGAACAGGTCTTGTTGCCATGCTGACTTCATAATCGACAACGGGCACACCACTAACACACGCTTTACTGCACCGATGCTTATCAAGTAATCCACCGCCCAGATAACCGATGCGGTTTTGCCTGTGCCCTGCTCATTGAAGCAGAACGCTTTACGGTTTGAGATTAGAAATTGTGCAGTTGTCTTCTGATGGTCGAATGGGAAAAACCCGTGTGGGCGTGGCCATTCGTATTCTGATAGGTTCATAGGTTCATCTCTTCTTCGGCTTGTTGACCTTGACCGTGTGGTCTGAGTTGCGGCTGAACGAACGGTTGGCGCTCGGTGCTTTCAGTTTCAAGTTACTCGGCGCGTTGGTGCCCCCTTTGCTTAGGGGAATGGCGTGGTCAATGTCCTTACCTGTTCGGTCAATACCCTTAGCGTCCATCTCGTCTCGTGCTTTCTGGCGCACTGCACGGGTAGGGGCTTCCCCACGTTCGATCTGCTGTTGATATTCCTTCTTGTAAGGGCGGGCTTTATTTACGTAGGGCATGGTCGTCTTTCGTTATTGCATGTTTGATGTCTACTGGGAAGTCGGTTTCCCATAGGGGCTTGCGTCCATCTTGCTCCACAGATCGTAGCATCTTGCCGACTGCCACAGCAACCTCCAGCAGCATCTCGTTCTTGTACTTGTTCAGTTCCTCGTGAATGATTTTCCCCACCGTGTTCACAATTACGCGCTCGACGACTTCATTCACTCGGCGCTTCAGTTCGTTCTCAAGGATGAGGGCGGTATCGGTTTCTTCGTTGGTCATTTGGTTCATCTCAGCTCTTGTTATATTCACAATCTTTCACTGCACAGAACTTGCACAGTGGGCCACTAATCGGGTTCCACACCCCGCTCTTTATCGCTGCTTCAATACGCGCAACATCTTTAGCTGGTGCAGCTACGTACGCTTCTTTCATGTCGACGTGGTGTTCAGTCTTCACGAACTCCTTACTCACTACGAAAAGGAGGGCTGACTTTACCCTAACAATGCTAGGGTACTTGGCGAAAATTCCGGCAGCAACTAGGTCAAGCTGCTTTACGTCGGCGTACCGTGCGTTCTTGCTGGTCTTGTAGTCGATGGAGTGGGCAAGCCCTTTCCCCTCGTCCAGAATAACCAAGTCGGCGATGCCATGCCACCACACGTCCGGTGCATCAAAGTCGCACGCTTTTAAGTCTTTGGTCAGGCCCAGCTTCACTTCAACTAGCTTTTTGCCGGGGATAGCGTTAAGCTGGTTAAGCATCCCTTGCATGTACGCAAACTGAGGTGGGATAGGAGTGCCGTCCTTGATGTAATCCTCTGCTACCGTATGCGCAGCCTTGCCGTAAAGTGTAGCTGTTGTGTCGGGGTCACGTACAGCGTCCGGTGCAATCTTGGCGTGGTAGTACTTGCGTGGGCACTGTTGAAATGTCTTCAGCGAACTGAATGACCAGATGATGTTAGCCATGTGTTTCCTTTGTCGGTTAGCGTCCATACTAACGCGCTGCTGCCTGAAGGTGCGGGGCGTTTAACTTTTTCCCCGTTTTCTTTACATAAGCCGGTTACTAGCCCCGCGTCTTGGCAATCTTTGCGGCGCTTACCAATACTCGTTTGCTGTAGCCCTGTGCGAGAGGCAAGCTCAAAATCCGTCAAGGGGCCAAACCTGTGCAACATCTTTAAGGCGAGTACGCAATGTTCGGTTGCTCTAAACGCAGCATCTTTAGCAGCCTCGTGAGAAGTTTCGGGGTCGGTGCTCCGTGCGTTGGGTTGATTAAAGTCAACATTCTCCATAGCTGTCTCCATATCCTGCTTCACAATTTAAGGGTAGCTCCGGTGCCCATGAGGGACGTAGCCGCATACACAACTCGACGTACTCCTTGGCTATTTCAGCTTCGGCTGTGGGCACTACGACAGCAATAGCGTCGTGCACCGTTATCACCACGGGGTACTTCTTGTCGACCATTAGCATCTGCTCACCGATCACGATACGAGCGAGTGCCTGACATACGTTCTCAATCACCTTACCACCATAGATTCGGTTGGGGATGACTGCTTTGCCCTTCTTGGTGTCGTAGACGATTTCGGTCTTGTAGCTCTCAGCGTCTATGGAAAGACGCAGGTTTGGGTACTTCAGGTACAGCCCGTTGGGCAGTCTGATTCCTCTGGAGCCATCGACCTGTAGCAAGTTACCCCGGCCAAAACTAGTTTGCTGGTTCTGTAGTATTGCCTTGAGCATGTTCCCAGCTGTAGCCCACAACTTTACGATTTCGGGGTAGGTAGCGCGGTAGGTATCAATGATGCGCTTGGCCTCTTCTAGCTCAACTTCAACGCCAAAGTTCTTTAGTTGCAGCTTAAACTTCGCGGCACCCATGCCGTACCCTGCACCAAGAATTGTGGTCTTACCCACAAAGCGTTCGTCTTTGGTAATCTCGTCTGCTGGCTTGCCGTAGATAGCAGAGGCCATGATTTTGTATACATCCTCCCCACGGTCAAACGCATCCACTAAATCATCTTGGCCAGCTAACCACGCTAGCGTACGGGCTTCGATCTGGGATGAGTCTGAGTCTAGGATTACGTGGCCATCGGGGGGGATAATTGCAACCTTTAGCGGTGACTTGCGTGGCAGGTTCTGGAGGTTCAGCTTGTCGTCGCCGCCCCAGCGTCCGGTGTGTGCAGCGTAATAGCGTAGGGGAACTGGCATGAGGCCACGGTCTGCAATCCCAATGAACCGAGCAGTCCGTGTCTCCTCAATGGTTGACTTCACGCCCAGCCGTGCGGCTACGATAGCTTGCACGATCACGTTCTCATGCTCAAGCAGCGCCTTGAACCCCTCGTCGGTCTTAGAGAATGCGTAGGTCAGTTTGCCCGTGGCGGGGCTTCTCTTCATGGGCACGTCTACGCCCAAGTCCCCAAGCACCTTCGCAAGCTGGTTGTTGCTCATCAACTGATCTTTCTCAATCAGCATCTTGTTCATCAGCTCTTGCTTCGTGAACCTCACTGCGGTCAGGTGCGACTCCAGAACTCCAGCGTCAAGCCACAGCCTTGGCTCGGAGAACATGCGTATGGTCAGGTCAATCAGCCGCAGCTCACTCGGCGGGAAATCTACTACCATTTTCTGGAACAGTGCGTAGGTCATGGCGGTGTCGTTGCAGCAGTACTGACCGTATCTTGCAAGCTGGTCGGCGGGAAAGTCCGTGCGGTGCAGTCCCTTGGCCATGATGACCTCATCGCCTTTTGTACCAACACCGTAGTGCTTTGCAAGTACAGCCAAGCTACCACCTACCTCAGTGCCGTGCAGTGCCCTGCCCATCGACAACGTATCCAGCCAGCCCTTGGGTTTGATACCGAATACCCACGTCAGGATTGACGCATCGAACGCAGCGTTGTGCGCAAGGGCTAGGGAGTTCGCCCAATCAAAGGTAGTCAGAAACGCAGCCGTCTCGGCCATAGTCCCGCTGAACCACTCAGGCTCACCATCATTCACCTGCACTGACACACCGATGACCTCGAACTCAGGTGAGCGTACGTACTCTTCGTTGGTAACCTTTGTGAGACTGAACTCCTGCGAGTAGTAGGTCTCAAAGTCTAGGGTAAGGATGTTCATTTGAAAGAAGACCCTAGGGACGCTAGGACGCCACCGGAACTGTTTTGCAGTGCGCTTTGGTTTTGTAGTTGTTTTTGCCCTTGGTGCAACGCCCCTGTTACCCCCGCAATTGATGTACCCCAATTGCCTTGCATCTCGTCGTCTAGCAGCGTACGCATAACCATGTGGTCGAACTCCTGTCGGCGTACCTCTTTGAGCTTCTCGTGCAGTGCGCCCTTCTCTGGTTCGGTGAGCACTTCGCGGAAGTTCTCCTTGAAGATGAAACGCCACTTGGGTGCGTCTCCAAAAAACTCCGCTGGGTTGGTGTCCATGCGTGCAAGGACTGCGGTGATGCCTGATGAGTAGTTTGCCATTTCATTTCTCCTTGGTGATGAGTGCTAAAAATCCGGGGAGTGCAGCGACATTGTGCTCATCTATGATGAAGCTAACGCCACCTGATTGCTGAATTTCCCGCAGGTTTTTGTCTTGCAACGCAGTGGTCTTGCCGCCGTTTGCTTTGGCCTCAATACCAACGAACCTGCCGTTGACACAGCATAGGAAGTCGGGGACGCCTGAGTTACCGTAGCCAGTGCCGATAGGCATGGCGTAGTAGATGCCCTTGGTCTTGAGGATGGCCTTGATTAGGTCTTTAACTTTACCCTCGGGGGTTGTTGCCATCTAACGCTCCAGTTGTTTATGGAGCCTAATGTAGCACAGCATTTGACTTTGTACAAGTACAGACGTAAAAAAACCCGCCGAAGCGGGTTGGTGTTTACCCTTGAATGTTTTTTATCTCGCGCTCCAAGTACCACTGCGCCTTCTGTAAGTCCTGCAGTCGGTTGCCTTTGTGATCTGCACGAGTGAGGTATTTGACCACGTTCCCAAGGTTGTAGCTAAGTTGTTTAGCCTCAATGAAGTCAATGGTCTCAATGCCCCCTACCTTGTAGTGCTCGGGATGGTTCACTGGGTCGTGCATGGTAATCGGCAGGGTGTCTACTGGCTTTGTCGTTTTCCTTGCAAGCCTCAATCGTTTTGCCCGCAGCTTGTCGTAGTTTTTTACACCGTACACGTTCTCACGCTTGACGCCTAGTGCTTTCACAATGTCTTTAGGCGAGGCTTTGGGGTTGTCGCGCATGTAAGCACGGATTCTGCTGGCTGCTGTGTTTGGATTTTTATGGAGTGTCATCTCATTTTCCTTGTTGATTGTTAACGTACGCAGTAAGAATTTCTCTCATCTTGGCTTGCTTTGTATACGCAAAGTTGGCGTCAAAGTACGCCATCACCTCCTTCGGTAGACGCAAGCTCGTGCCGACTAACGTAGGCTTCTTACCGGGGCCTCGTGTCGTGCGTTTTTTAGGTAACTTCAATTCTTCAATTCCTGTGGTCATCTGTGCCTCCGTTCTGTGCCCATAGCGCGGCCTTGCTCGCCATAAAAAATGCCTCCGCACAAGTCAGTCGGCTAGACCTTATGTACAAGCTACCATCTTCGTCGTATCCGCAGATCAGTACGTCTTTAAGATGCTTAGCTTCCGCGTCAACAAGCGCAGACTCAAGCGCCTGTTGGGCCGTCATTGTGGTGGTAGGAGGTAGGCGTATGAGGTTGGTCACTTACTACTCTCCCAAAATAGTCGGCGTACCTCGGCCAGTGCGTCCTTGAGGTCGCGTTGGGCTTGCTCAATGGTCTCTTGCTGTTCCTGCATACGGGCGTATGACTCCTTGGCAAACTTGGCCAAGTTCTCGTTGTTCCACGCGGCAAAGTTTGGTATGTCGTCGTTCATGGTTATTTAGGCCCGTAAGGTTTTTTGTTGTTGAAGTCAAAGCGTTGCTCCGTAGTCTTGAAGGTGTAGCTGTGGTCGTCAGCAATAAGCTCCAAGCGGCGCAAGCCATGCTCAAAGCCAGCACCCCAAGAAAGGGCGGAGTAGGTCGCTCCCGTTAATTTATCAGTGTAGACACCACCGACGTAATGTAGCTTTCGTTCGTTGGGCATCATCTAAAACCCCCTGCTCTTGTATCGTTGATTGTTGTCTGCACCGGGTCGCGTTGCAACAGGCTTCTCTGGAACGTACCCCTGCCCATCCGTGACGTGGTTGAACGTGCGCGGCTTAGCCATAGGGTCTAATATCAAGTATGACAACTCCCTGAGTACCCGTTTCGGTGGGTCAACTTCGTTAAGTAACTTGCGCAGTTCCCGCGCACGTCTTTCCTCTGCCCAGTTTCTTGCTCTCATGTGTTCCAGCTTTCTGCCAATGCTATGGCGTTTTCTTTGGTTGTAAATACCGATCCGGGCTTGTCCCGAAAGCGTAGGCAGTTGATACCCTGTGCGTTGTAGATGCCGTGTACGCCTTCAGGGTATTTGTCGTTCATTGCAAACGGGGTGTACGGGGATTTGGCAAAGTACGGATTGGGTTCCGCAGAGCTTATGTCCCCGCATACAAAAGTGTCGGTTGCAATAGCAATAAGGGCTTCAATCTCGGTCATGTGTTCTCCTTGAGTTTAAGTTTAAACAAACTACAGGCTGTGCATTTGTAAATTCCGTTTGGTATCCACATCTTCCAGTGGTGTTTTTCGCAAACGTCTTTCATGTGTTCCCCCACTGTGTATATCCAAGAATCTTCATTACCGCTGTTTCGTGGATGGCGTCCCACCAAAACCTAACGCCTGTTTCGGTTTCCACAAACCGACATAGCGTCCCATAGTCATCGGTCGTGTACCAAACTTTGCGTGTCGTTAGTCTGCCGTTGATGTTGTGGACTTCAATCATGTGTTCCCCCTTGCTCGGATACCTTCGGCGCAATGACGTGGTGTCAGCGACGGGTGTTCTCCAACTTCATCACAGACCTTGGCGCAAGCCTCACGCTCCGTCGCAATTGCAGCTTGCAACCCCTCTTCTACCGCTTGCACTGCCCACGCCACAGGCTCCTGCGCTGCTTTCCAATCAGCTACAAAGTCAATTGCTTGCAACCCATACTCATCCAGTATTGCTTTTATGCCCGCCCACTCTGACGGCGGCTCCTGCGCTGGCTGTGCT